GAAGTCCGTAGCGGTTTTGTTAGTGCCGATAAAGGAAGCCGCGCCCGTGGTCGGGTCAGCATACACCGTATCGCCAACGGAAACGGAAGCATCAGCCGCAACAAAGAAATCGCCCTTCACGGCAACATTGACTTCGCTACCTTTCGGAATTTCAAGCGTACCCTCAGTGTTAATGTTATAGTTCGGGAAGTTCTGCACCCTCTCCATGAAGCCCAACGGCTTGTCCGTTCCGATAGTGGAAGCGGCAACCTGCGTCGCGGGGTTCGTTGCGTCCCTCCAAACAAAACCGCCAACCTTTACGCCAACGGCAGTCGCACCGCTTGCAACGGTGAAGTTTGTCGGCGCATAAATTACTTCCTGATTGTTTGCGCGATCGCCCTGAATGGCATCTTTATTCTTCAAGGCAACGTCTTTCTGATAACTAAAAGCCATTTTTCATTCCTCCTTATTAGCGCGATTTAATACCACGCAATACATCATTCATAGGGTCACTTTCGACAACTGGCGCGGAATCGCTCACCGTGGTCTTTTTAAGCATTTTCACCATCACGCCAAAGGCAGACGGGTCAACGCCATCGGTCGGAATATCGTTCGCGTCAAGTGCCTTTTTGTAAATATCACTTGCGGAATCAAAGGCAAACGGATTGCTAATCTTTCCGACGTACGGGGCAACTTCCTCCGCCGCCGTATAGAGTGCCGCCGCCGTAGCCTTGTCGAAAACGGGCGCGGAATCCTGCGCCGTGTCTTTGCAAGCGTCAGCCGCTTCCTCATCTTTGCAAGCGTCCTCTGCCGCATCGTCAACAGGTTTCGCGTAAGCAATACCCGCGAGGAAGGCTTTCTGCGCGGCTTTATCTTCGGGGTCAAGCCCTGCCGCCGTCATAGCCTCGCGAATTTCGTCTGCCAAAACGTCAACGGATTCTTCGTCTGCTGTCGGGGCGGCTTCGGGAGCGTTCTCAACTGCGGGCGCGGTGTTCGTCATATCTGGCGCGGAATCTTCCTTCACAATTTCTTCTTTCTTGATTTCCTCCATAGGCGTTTCACCTCCATTTCTGATAGCATCAACTAATCCCATGAAAAGGTCTTTCCAAGTATTCATATCTTCACCCCCTTTCATGGCGGAGTCAGCAACGCGGACATCATGCCCCGCCCTGCCCTCGCGGACAAGTGCAACATGGTTGCCGCGTATGTTACGCATAATACCGTCGTAGGCTTTGCCGTTGAAAATCCCGTTTATCATTTCAACGTCGCATAAATAACCCGCGCTTAGATCGCGGAACTCGCCCGACTTGATACGCTCAATCGCGTCCGCATCGGTGACGGTCAAACTGTTTGTAAGATAGGGCGCATCGAAAGCCGCATCTGTTCCCAAACTACCCACAATCTTATCTTTCGGCATATTCGCCGCGTCCATTTCCCAATGGTCTAACGATAACGGAAGCCCGTTAAACGTATCGGCGGCTTTTTCGATTTCATCGGCGGGGCGGTATATCTGATAAACCTTTTTCGGTTCAAGTTCCAACTCCTGCCAACCGGGAATTGTATCGCCTATATACGGCACGACTTGTTCTTTTGTAATGTTGGACGTTTTAACGTGCAAATAGCCGTTTTCGTCAAATGTGCGCTTTGATTCAATCGGCAAAGTGTCAAAAATCATCATTTTCCACCTTCTCCCAATTCCTCAAATATTTCGTCTATCCCTTCAAGCGTTTCTTCCTCGCTTAGTTCGGGTATCAACGGGCGGCAAACACACCGACAGTTTACAAGTTCGGCGGGGTAAATATAATCTTGAATATTCGGGTCGTTATCATAGCAACCTTCGGAAAGAAAATACTCCGCGCCGTTCATGCCCCCTTCGGTATGGTCGAGGACGTGCGTTTCGCGGTACGTTTTCCCTGCCGCCGTGTGTTGCCAAATTCCTTTGTTTATGCCATACGAAAGAAGCCGTTGACGGGATAGGTTTTCTGTTGCCTTGTTCGTCTGATCGCGGGCAATCATGGCGGCGCGTCTTTCGGTCACGCCAAATTGATGGTGTAAATCTTCGGTCAGCGTCGATAAATCATGCCCGTTTTGAATCGAACGAAGGACAATTCCTTCAACTTGCGTTAGATTTTCGCGGGCAATGCTTTTTATAAGATTTACGTTTTCATTTACGATTGCCGCGAAGGTTTGCCGTTCCTTTTGGCTCATGTAGGAAAACTTTAAATTGAAGCCTAATCCCGCGTCGCGCAAAGGCTTTGTTTGCTCTATCAAGTTTCCGTGAACGTAGCCTTTTATTTTATTGACAAACCATTTCGGCAACACGTCGGCAAGTTCGCGAAAGTTGCGCTCCCATTGATGAAGCAACTTCCGAAAAGCCTTCAACAAATCGTCCGTCGCGCTGTCGAGAATTAAATCTTCGTTGGCGCGGTATCTTGCCCGCAACCAATAAACAACGCTTGCTTCCATTTCCCGCACTGCCTTTTTTAGGCGTTTATGATATTCGCGCTCAATCGCGGCGGGCGGATATATCGGTTTAAGCGTTCGCCTCATTTTCTACACCCTCTAAAGGTAACGCCATTTCGGGCATTTCAACTTCATCATCGGCATCTATATTCGCGAATCCGCTTTCGGGATTGTTTGCCAACGCAAGCCGCGCCTCCGCGCTCGAAATAACGCCGCGATCAATGAGCGTTGCGTAAGTGTCGGCGGTGGTCTTGTTGCATCTCGCTTTCAAGTCGCTATCTTCATCGGAAAGCGGAACAAACTCGAAAGATAAAGCATCGTCTACCGCGCCGCGTGTGTTCAACTGTAAAAGCTTGATAACGTATTCAAGCGGGTCGCGGAAAATTCTTTCTTGTAATGCGTGGATATGGTCATAGTGGTTTTTCATGTCCGCTTCGCCCGTGGAATTAAATCCGCCCGGTGTCATGCCCCAAAGTTTAACCGTAGGCTCACCAAACATAGCCGAAACGATTTCCATCTGCTGTTTGACTATATCGGTAACGCCGCCGATAGGAGTGGAAACGTCCGTAATATCTTCGGCTTCCTTGTCTACGGTCATAACGCCGTCGTTGTCGCGATTCTGCGAGAAATACTGCACTCTGCGGCGAATGTTCCCGCCGTCGTGTCCCGTCAGCAACTCCTGCATATCGGTTTTGAAAACGGTGCAAGAGAATTTTTGAAGCAATCGCGCCGCCGCCGCGTTGCACTCCTCAAAGTGCCTAACATTTTGCAAAACAACTTGTGCAAGCGGAATCCCGAAAAAGTTATATGCCGGAAGTAGAAGCGTTGGCGGCTTGTCTTCCGCAAAATACAAGAATCTGCTTGCGTGTACTTCTTTTCCGTTGATAAGCCAACTTTGCGGGACGAAGTAATCACGATCTAACGGATTGAAGCAGGAATATCTGCCCGGCGCAATGTAAACGGGCTCAATCAGTTTGAAGCCTTTTAACGCGCCAACTTTGAACGTGTCCGCGTCCATGCCAAGCGGGAGTTTCATATCTTCGCCGCTAATATCGCCCGTATCAATGTAAGCAAGGCAACCACCAAAAAAGCCGCACATTTCGGCGGCATCATGGAAAAGTTTGTCAACTTTCAGCCGCGTCATTTCCGCCTCAATATCTGCCGCCGCGTTTTCGTCTGACGCTTCGCCGTTGTAATTATACTCTATCCAACGGCGCGTCATTTCATCTGCACGGAGTTCAACGCCAGCCCGGATAATTCCATTCTGAGCAAGGCCGGAAAGAACGCCATAGCCCAAGAATTGATGATAGTCGTAAAGGTTGCCTATCATGTTATATACGCCGCATTGTCTCAACGCCGCGTCATGTATTGCCTTCATGCCGGATTTGCCGTAGCCCAAAGAATCATAAGGCGAAGCGTCAAAGGCCACCTTTTCACGCTCCAACGCGCTATATGATATTTTCATGTTGTCTTTTGCCTTTGCCATGTTTTCACCTCATCAATAGGGCGGCGGGGTTTATCTGCATTTGTCCGCGCCCGCGCATTAAGTCAACCAAACTATACCTAAGCCCGTCGAGTATGTGATTAAAACTGTCAACCACAATCGGCAAAACCTCGCCTGTCTGCTTGTCCACCTTGTAAGAATAATGGTTAAATTCGTCTATGGTATGGCGGCAACGCGGGTGGATTACAATGTCATAGCTTTTCAAGAACTCGATACCGTCCTCTATGCTACCCTGCCATTTTTTAGCCGCCGATATATTGAAGCCTCGCCGCCGCATAAATGAAATGGTTTCGGGGCGGGCGTTATCTGCTTTTATAGGCCACTTTCGCGCCGTTTCGATGGTATCAAAAAGAGCGGGGGTTTCGTCTAAGTCGATACCAACGCCCCACGCCTCGCGATCTATAAAGATTGTCCTGTCCTTGATAAAGCATCGAACCAACGCTGTCGGGTCAACGCTAAAACCCCAATCCGCGCCGTGATAGAAACGGGCATCTTTCGGCGTGTCAAATTCTTCAACGCGAAACCGCCCAGCGAATATAACCGCGTTGGAGTGCCGCCGCACTTCCCCTTCCCAAATGTGCAAATAACTTTCATAGTCCCGTTCTTTCAGCCAATCCTTTTCTTTTTTCAGCACATCGGGAAAAGCAGGATTGCCGTCATAATTGACTTTACAAACATAAGCATCATCGGGCGCGTTTAATACAAACCGTTGGAAGGTCGGGTCGCTCTCGTCAAGCGGATTAAACGTCAACCAAATTTCGCTGTTAGGCTTTCGTATCGTAGGTATTAAAATATCCCAACTGTCAGCACTTACGGCGGCGGCTTCTTCTACCCAGCAAATATCAATTCCCTCGGTGGATTTGATTTCTTGCGGATTGCTTCTAAGCCCCTTAAAAATAAACTCCGTGCCGCTTGTGCATCGTATCGCGTCCCGCGTGATCGTGTACGCACCCGAAAGCCCGATTGCATCTATCTGCTCACACAATAGCTTGTGCACGCTGTCGGATATGCTTCGTTGGATTTCGCGTGCGCACAATATCCTCATGGGCTTTTCATAGCCAAGCAAAAGCAAAGCCCGCGCAACGCTCCACGATTTCCCGCTTCCGCGGCCACCATAAAACACTTTGTATCTATGCGGGCGGAATAACTCTTGAAAAGCGGGCGCAAAAACGACGCTCATTTTTTGAAGTCCTCCGGGTTATTGCTGAAATTGACTTGCACCGCGCCGGGTATCTTGGAAACGCCCTGCACATCATTCTCGCCCAGCATTTCATAAAGCAAGCGGGCAAAAGCCGGATATTTCAGCGCGTTTTTGGCGGTCATAGCGGCTTCCGCATAAGCCCACGTTTTCTTTTCGTCTGGTATTCCCAAAGAGCCGAGGAAACTCCGTATCTCGCTATGGTTAATCTGCATTGACATTATTTCTTGCATAGCTTCACGGATTCGCTTTTGCTCCGCTTGTTTCTTTTGGCTTGCCTTGCCGCCCTTGCTTCTGATTTCTCTCTGCTCTTTCTCTGTTCTCTTGTCAAATGGAATCAGATTTTTTTCGTTTGCCATTTCCTCGCCTCCTTCCACAAAAAAAGCACCTTGCTTTTGCAAAGTGCCTATTTGTCACGCCCGCCTAAATCCCAATATATAGGCTTGACCTTAAATATTTTCTCGCATGAGCAATCCTCGCCCCCGAACGGGCAACCGACGCAACATTGGTTTTTAATGCAATACTCCGAAATAACCTCGGCGGCGTTTACCAAGCATTTTTTTACAACATCATCCACAACTCCCGCCCCCTATTTGGAACAAATCGCCCCTCGGCAACTTTGCAGAGTTAAACGGCGGCTCCCACGTCTTGAACCGCTCATCCTGCTTTATGCGCGGGGCTTTATGCTGCGCGATTAAACCTACCGCCTCAACGACAAGCCGGACACCGACGGGAAAAATCTCTTTCCAAAGTTTGTGGTAATCCCATCCCGGTTTATTAAATACGGGCTTTTGTAACAAAATATCCCCGCCGTCAACCTCGCCGTCGAGCCAGTAAACCGTCGCGCCTGTTATAGGATCGCCCATAGCGGACGCCCATCGTACCGCGTCGCGCCCCCTATGCCTCGGCAAAAGTGACGGGTGGAAGCCGATACCGCCATATTTACAGGACGCTATGCAACGATCTGAAATAAACCAATGCGAATGGGCGGAAATAATTAAATCCGTCCCGGCGGGTATATCATAATGCGACAACTTTTCCGCGTCGTTTATAACAGGGATACCGTATGAAATTGCCGTGCTTTTTAGCTTGTCATAATATTTTATTTGCGGGGCGGCGCTCACGCCGACGACGTTATGCCCGGCGTGCAAAACCGCCTTTAATACCTCCGAGCCGAAAGTTTTCTGCCCTGCAATAAATATTTTCACGTTGCACCGCCTATATACTTAAAACCTTGCACCGCGCGGAAATGCCCGCCGTAGCCGCACCCAATCTTTTCTTTTCCCGTTTTCAATAACGACAAAGCACTGCTTTTTTTGTTAGCCCCATATAACATGGCAGAACACTGACGCCACCTTTTGTCGCGGCGAAGTGCGGCGCACAACTGTGGGTGGCTCGTGTGGAAGTACACGGGGAATTTGTGGCCTTTTCGCCCGTTGCCTTGTAAATGGTACTCGGCAACCCAGTTCTTTCAGTGCCAAATATCGCCCGTGGCCTTCGACGATCTCGCCATGCCATACGCCGATAGGGTCGCAGTTCCCAAATTCCTGTATAGATTTCTTTATCTGATCAATTTGTTCTTTCGGGTGTGTTTTGGCGTTCCGCTTATATGGCTTTATTGTTCTGATATTGACATACTCAACTTTTAGTTCCACGATTTCACCCTTTCAAGAGAAAAGCCCGCCGGACGATAGGCGGGCGATTTGGGGCGGGAGGAGAAAACCGCCCCTCATGCGGAAGAAAAAAGATTTTGGAGGCGTAAGAGTGTGGTTTGCACTCTTTCACGCTAATATTATAACCCCGTTTTTTTAATTTCGTTCCGCAAATGAAAATTTTTATAATGCCCCGCACGAATCCGCAACACCAATGCCATATATGCAAATCAAGGGAATACGGTCATAATACAAAGATTTTTCGATATGCAAATATTCGCATACCCTATCACGCCGCCGCCTTGCTTCTTCCCTGCTTTTCGGTTTCGGTACAATCAAAACTCGATGAAAAATCTCGTTGTCGATAACGTCAGCAGATACCCACGCCTTTACCGCGTCGATTACTCGTAGCCACCTTTCGGGCTTGAAAACTTTGTTTTTATCTTGAAGCGTGATACAGTTTATTTCCTCGACGCGCCGTAACGCCGCCGCAGGGGTCGGGTCGGAAATATAACTATGTCCTGACGGTGCGCCGCCCGTATGCCCGCCCGCTCCCATCTTCGCCTCTAAAACTGCGTCCTTGATTTCCCGCGAATGTCGGAAGATATACTTGATTTTATCAACGCTGTCCCTCTGCATCGGCATCGCCTCCTATCGCTCAATAGATAAAACGACTATGATAAACGCCACGATCAAGCCCGCCGCAAATCCCGACATAAATGGCATGAAATTCTCAATCATTCAGCCGCCCCCTCACCGTGTTGTGATAGTGTACAGTAATTTTATAAACATACAAAACATAAGCCCTTTTGCACAGCCTACAAAAAAAGCAATAATCTCTTGTTCGCCCATACATATATGTATATCAAGCATCACAGCCGCCCCCGTTCCATATCCTGCATTAGCCCTTCCCATTTCTCCCGTTCAGCGCCCGACGTTTCGAACGCCATCATCAAACGCATACTTGCATTTATGATATGCGGTTCTGAACGGTCACCCATGCGGTAAAGGTTTATATGCCGCATAGCCCGCGCAAGATGTTCCGCGCTTGGTATCTGCCGCCATGTTTCGCCGGGATATTTTCTTTGTCCTTCCGTCAGCCCTGCCGCGATTGCGTCCAACCATGCAGGGGAAAGGTATCTGTACTCGTTGTTTTCGGTTTCCTGCGGATAATCTGTATCAAGTTCAATCATTGTTGCGCCTCCTCAAAGTCAACTATGCACCAATCCAAAAACATATCTTTGCAAGATTTCGCGGTCATGCTATCAAAACAATCTTGATGCAATGGGCAAGTTTTACATATTGCCGTCGCGCCTACAAAATTGACTAAATAATACAGTGCAACTTTCGCTTCCGCCTCGGTTAAGTTATCAATCCGCTGTTTTATGTCCATCGTTGCGCCTCCTCAAATCATCTTGCAATCTATCTATAAGCCGCGCCATCTGTCCCCGCGTCAGCTTTGAAAAGTCATACCACTCAATATCATATTTCAGCGTTTGGATAAGTTCGCCCACTTGCCATAGTTGCGCCGCCGTCGCTTTTCTGTTGTCCTTCTGCATAGCCGCCACCCCTTTAAATGGTTTGTACGCTGATTTCCGCGCCGCCCTCCCCGTTTGCTGTGTAGGTTTTTTCTATTATCGCCCTCACGATCTGCGAATCATCTTTATAAACTATGCCTATCATGCCATCGGTAACGCTTTTATATAAATTATCTAAATCCGGCTTGCTTGTCGCCCATGGATTTTTGCGGCTTTTCGGAAGCGGGAAAACGAACCGAACGCAACACTCCAAAGGCTCATCATCAAACGGTTCAATTTCGGCTTGCCTCATAGCGTGCGCCGCTAAAATCCCGACTACGGTTTTGTACTCCTTGCATTTTGCGGGCGTATAAGTGCCGTGCGAAGTGACGCGGGGACGTGCCATCGGGACAGGCTTGCCCGGCACGGTAAAACTTATAGTCATGCTTTTCCCCTCCGCTTCGCCTTTTTCCGTACTGCTTTCTGTATTGCCTTTTGCTTCGCCCTGCCCGTTTTGCTACGGCAAGCAGGGCATTTTGTATTTTTATCCGTGCTATCGCAATCGAAGAAGGATAAGCACGCAACGCATCGCCTCCTAATCTGCATTTTCAAGCCCCCTCTTTCGCAAGTATTTTTCAAGTTCCCAAAAGGACGGGCTACCATGAGAAACAACCATACAACCTTCATGAAGCGATTTTAACGGGCAATCACATTTTCCGTTGTTATGCGTCAAGCAATATCTTTCGACGATAAGCGCGGCCTGCACCATATCTTCGCGATTGATTTTCAAACCACTTTCGCCCCTTTCGCGATCTTCTCAATTTTCGCGTTACACTTCGCGACAATTCGCCGCGCCGCATCTGTCGAGATAGGCTTTTTGCTGTCAACACATAATCCCATAGCCAACTGCAACGCCATAGCCCGCTCGTTTTGAAGCCGTTCAACCTCTTGCCGTTTTTCTTCGGGTAAAGAATAAAGCCATTTCATAGTGGGATATCCTCCTTCCGTGCGCTTTTCGATTTAACAATCATAAGTTTCGGCTTTTCTCCCGCTATTTCTTCCGCTTCTTTCTTGTCATCGGTAAAGCGTAAAATATCGCCGTCAAATCTAAGAGGAATTTCCTTGCCAAATTCCACATTTCGCGCCTTTCGGAAGGTTATAAAATAATTCCAAGGCCAAGCAGAAAGCAAATTTTCCTCTTTAACCCGTGAAATGTTAATCCATAAGTCGGCTTCATGCGCCATATAAGACGATTGAGCAAGCCTACCGCCGTCGCTCGTAAGCTGTGCAACCATAACAACCGCGATCTGTAACTGTATCGCCATAGTTTTCAATCTTTGCGCCGCGCTTTTCATAACTTGCCATTCTTTAGCGTCGTGAGAGTTCAGCGCGTCCATTCTGCCGATATAATCAACAATCGCCATTTCTATATTGTGT